TTCGTTCTCGACTTGCTTTCGACGACTTTTCCGAGGAATCCTTGCGTCGTCGATTACAATCACGATTCCAACCAGCCGGTCGGGCGCGCGACGTTGACGGCGAACGAAAACTCGATTCAAGCGGAAGGCGCGTTCGTTTCGGCTTTGGACGGCGACCGCGCCTTTCAACTTGGAGAAACGAGCGCGGGCACGCCCTTTGGAATTTCGCCGACGCTCGACCTCAACGACGCGACGCTCGAGCTTGTCGCGGAAGGAGCGGAAGGAACGGCGAACGGGCGAACTTACCAAGGGCCGCTGGCAATTTACAGAAACGCGCGCGTCTTAGGAATCGCCGTCTGTCCGATTCCGACCGACGCGGGCACGTCCCTCGCCGTCCTATCCGGCGGCGATTTCATTCAACTCAAAAGAACAGGATTAACGCTGATGTCTACCGAACTGGAAAAAGACGAAAAAGAGATTCCAACCGATCAAAACAACCAAGAGACGCAAGGGGACGAGTCGGGCGTTTCGATCGACGACGCGCCCCCGATTCGATACGTCGAGCTTCAGTCGTTTATCGACGAGTTCGGGCTCGAGAAGGGCGTCGGATTCTTCCAACGCAACTTGTCTCTTGACGACGCCAAAATGGAAGATTACGCCGAATTGAAGGCGGCGCGCCTTTCCGCAGACTGCGCCTGCGAGGGAGAGAAGCCGAAGGAAGAGGAAAAGCCGGTCGGACTTTCCGCGATTTTCGATAAGGTCGAAGCGTTTGGGAAAAAGATCGACGGAATGTACGCGCTGCTTTCGAAAGGCGGGTTTAAGATCGGAGAAAAGGAGGCGCCGCGCGCGCGGTTGATTCCGAAAGAAGTCAAGCCGACGTATGCGGATTCGATTATCGGCGCGGCGAAATGAAAAACGCGCGCAAAAAGTCGATTAATTCGGGCGCGACAAGAGCGGCGAAGCACAGAAACGTTATTTTAGACGTTTCGTAAGCGCCGAAATAGAGCGCTACTGCCGTTAAAACGGCAAACACGGAAGCGACTACGATAAGACGAACGCGCTTTTCAAACGCTTCCGAAGCAAGCGCAGCAGTTCTCTTGCCGCTTTTTTTCGCCTTGACCGTCGCGTCCACGATCGCAAGAAGCGCCGAATAAAGCGCGTCGCGTTGACTCGACGTCAAGTCTAGTCTGTCGGCAAAATCGCGCGCGCTTTTCGCGATCGAATTGAACGTGAAACGCACGGAAGAATCGGCGACGGACAAAGCGAAACTTTCAATAAAATCCAAAATAGGAAGCGTCGTCTCGTCTATAAACTCGACGTTCTCAGACGCGGAGTCAACGTCGTTCATTCGCGCGCTCCTCGACGTTTACGCCGGTTTCTCGCGCGTCTTTGACAAGAGCCGCGCGCAATTTTCGAAGCGCCGTTATATCGGCTTCAGCCGACGCAAGCCGCGCGCGTTCGCGAGCCGCTTGCGCGCGCCAAGAAAGACGTTTTTTTGCCTTTTTTTGTTTTGCAACCGCCATAATTTCCCCTTTCGTATCGATCGGGCGCAAGCCCTAACGTAAAACATTATAGATTATCCCCCCTTTTTTGTCAAGTTGCGGGGGAATAATCAAAAACAAAGCGACTTTCCGCGCAAAATCGCGCTAAACATTGTCAACAAACGACTTATTCAAAAAACCCAAGTTTGAACGTTTTTAGCATGCTATCGAGCGCAAAACATGCCCTTTTCAAGACCCCCTAAAGAGCAAATGAACTTGAATCTCGACCGATTTTCGGACGTTTCGCAACGTCGCGCGGAAAAGTTCCTTGTCGCGACGGCGGCCGACGTTCGAAAAACGGCGCAACGCAGTTTGAAGAGCGGCGGGAAGAATCGATATTCGAAAACGTACAAGTCGAGCAAGCCGGGGGAGCCGCCTTTGACGCACGGCTCGAGGTTGAAACGCTCGATTCGGTATGAGATCAACGGCGCGGGCGCGGTTACGGTCGGCGCGCCGTCCTTCGCCGGAAGCAAGACGGCGGGCGTTTTGGAAAAGGGCGGCTCGGGCTCGATTACGGAAACGCGCGCGCGCGACGACTATTTCGAACGGCGCAAGAAGAACGCGCGACTCGCTAAGAAGAACCGATCGGCGGCGAACGTTCCGCCTTTGAAGAGCAAGCGCGCGTATACGCTCGTTTCTGAATCGGGGTCGACGCGGCGCGTTTCGGTTTACGAACGATTCAAGAGCGAACAAGCGGCGAAAAGAGCGGCTGCGGCGCCGAAGTTTCAGGCGTGGCGCGGGAAAGTTCAAGAGACGAAGACGACGGAAACGAACGTTCAAGCGCGCCCGTTCGTGAAGCCCGCAGTCGAGAAAGAGACGGATATTGAGAAGGAGCAAGCGCGCTGGGCGAGGATCGTTCGGACGGGCGTTTTGAAGAATCGATAGAGCGGCGCGGAAAAGGCGCGCGCGAGTCGGCGCGAATCGGCGCGCAACGGAAAAAACGACGCGCGCGTATGTTTCCCGTTGCGCGGCGCGGGTTAAGATCGACGCCATCCGCCCATTTTCAATGGGCGGCTTCACGCGGCTAAAGCCGACGATTCGCGATTTTGCGTTTTTTCATTGCGCGTCGATTCGCGATTTTGCGTTTTTCGTTGCGCCCCGAAACGCGCGCAGATTTCCAAGGAGACGACAAAATGACGGAAATGGAATCAAAAGAAAAGGCGTATTTGGAACGCCGGATCGAGATACTTGAAAACGCGTTATGCGACGAAACGACCTTGACGAACGTATCGAGCGGGGGCGTTTCGGAGACGGTCGACCGCGAGAAGTTGGAACGCGAACTCGAGCGCGCGCGGGCGTGATATAACGCGCTTTACGGGAACAAGCCTCAAATTTTCGGAGTCGTTTTGCACTGATGAAAAATTACGTCAAACTTTTTTACGACGCGATCCGACCGAAAGGAACGCGCCGCCCTTTGTATATTTCGCAACGTTCGGAAGACAGAGAACTCACGCGCTGGGATAGAAACGCGCTCGTTTCGACGACGCGCGACCTCATCAGGAACGCGCCCGTCGCGTCGTCCGCGTTGAGGCGTCATCTTCAATACGTCGCCAACTACCGGTTCAGGGCGTCGACTTCCGACCGCGATTTCAACCGGGCTCTTGAAGAGCGCGTCGCGATTTGGAGTCGGCGCGAGAATTGCGACGCGTCAGGGCGTTCGAATTTCGCCGAACTAATGCGAATCGTCGAGGCGTGCCGGACGCTTGACGGCGACGTCGGCATAGTCAAGCGCGCCGACTGTCGATTGCAGATCGTCGAGGGGGATAGAATCAGGAACCCGAAAGACGCGGGGGACGCCGCCGAAGATTGGATCCACGGGATTCGTTGCGATCGAGACGGGCGCGCGCTGGAATATTCCGTCTGGTCGCGCGGAAAAGGCGGGTCAATGGAATTCGAAAAGGCGGTCGACGCGTCGAATTTCGAGCTGATCGCCTATCGAATCAGGCGCGATCAAGCGCGCGGCGTCTCCCCCTTCGCGCCGGTCGTCGCCGCGATTTCGCAGTTAAACGACTGTTACGAATACGCGCTCGCCAAGATGAAGTTGGAACAGCAAGTAGGGCTCGTTTCGAAGACGTCGACGGGGCGCCTTGCCGGATACAACGACAGAAACGGCGCGACGTCGGACGAAGAGGCGGAACGGCGCGCGAAGGCGTTTTTCGGAGACGACACGCTTTATTTGGCGCTTGGAACGGACGACTCTATCGAGTTCGTCAATTCGAACACGCCGTCGCAGAACTTTCAGACGTTTACGCAAGCGGTAACGCGTCAGATTTATATGGCGCTCGATTTGCCCTATTCGTTTTACGACGGCTCGCAGTTGACGTTCGCGGGGAACAAGGGCGAATACGAACAATATTTAGACACGGTTTCGATCAAGCAAGAGCCGGTCATAGAGATTCTCGACGATATGTTTTTCGAGTGGCTCTTGCCGAACTGGCTGAGCGATCCGACCGACCCGATTCACGCGTTTTGGAACGTCGGCGCGCCGGAGCGACTGCGCGGGAAATGCGGGTTCAAGGGCGCGGGCTTGCCGAAGTGGCGATTATGCGAACGAGTCAAAGAGACGATCCTCGCGGTCAACGCGGGCTTGTTGAATCCGGACGGCTGCGCGGACGAATACGGAGAAAACATTCGGTCGAATCTTGCCGATTTGCAGGCGATTATCGAGGACGCGAATTCGAAGGGAATTGTGTTGCCGTTCGGGCAGACGGCGAACGTCAACGCGGGATTATAACGCGTCGACGTTACTTCTCAATAAAGAGCGCGTCCGGCAGACTCAACCTGCGGAAAAACTCGGCGTTTCGTTTCTTCGCGTCGTTTAGCAGTTTGTCGTAAGAAATTACTTCGACGTAAGCGAACGGGTCGGAATTGACGCCGAAAAACCCGCCTTTCCCTTGCGTCTTATGAAAATTTCGACGTTTGCACGACTTTTCAAGCGTCTTTGTTACGTCCGCAATTAAATAACAATAGATTTGCGCGTCGCCGGAGAGCGTTATTTGCCTTCCCTTGGCGTTTTTGGCGTATCCTTCTTTTAATTTTTCCACATAGTCGAGAATCTGATCGAGCGGGTTGTTTTTGTCGTCGAAGTCGTCGCGTTCGGGTCTTTTGAACTCGACGACGACAAGATTATTGATCGTTTCGTCGCGATCGAGCGCGAACGCCATCGGGACGTCAAACGCCAACAAATCGGGTCGGTCTTTTGAATCCGACTCGACGCCGGGGAGGTCTTTTATTGGAACGTCGGACGCGATAAAATCATACGGAACCAGCTTGTCGTCGACCAGCCAAATATTATTGCCAAAAGACGCGGCGTCTTTCGAAGTCGTTCTCATAGGATAAATCAGATCGTGAATCGCGCGCTCTTTTTGATAGGAGCCGCGCGGCGTTCGCGCAAGCAAGTATTCAAGAATCTCAACGACGGCTTTTCTTTTCAAAACGTAGGCGGTCAAGTCGGCTTGCTTCGACGCTTCGACGTATTCAAGGCACTCGTTAAACCTCTTGGCGATTTCTTCCGCAGACGCGCCCGACGCGTCGACCTTTTTAAACGCGTCCCACGCTTGGCGTTGCTTCGATTCCAGACGCGCGCGCGCAAGATAAAAC